TCATTTTTTGGGCATTGATTTCATTTCATGATTTTCAATTTTCCCCGCACTGGGATTCAGGTGCGGGGAAAGTTCTATCTCGATTTGTTCTGCAACCAGCTTTGAGGCCCTGATTCCCAGCCGCTTCCGGTCAGCCTTTTTCGTATAGGTTTCCGCCTGGCGCGATGTCGCCCAGCCGTATTGCGCCATCAACTCATGAGACGATGCGCCGGCATTCGCCGCGAGCGTGGCGGACAGTTTTCGCACGCCGTGCGCGCTCTTGTTGACGCCGGCCGCGGTGCAGTGCTTGCGAAACCAGTTGCCGAAGGACTCGACCGCAAAAGGTCGGCCGTTTTCGCCGACGATGAACGCGAGATCGCCGGTCTTGGTTTTTTCGATCAGCTTAACGAGGCGGTCGGAGAAATCCACTGTGATCTCAGCACCCGTCTTTTGGGTCCGCATCGTGAAAGTACTTCCGGTCAAATGCTGGCGGCCCGCCTTGACGATATCGGACCGACGCAGTCCGGAACACAACAACAGCTCAAACGCCAGCCGCTGAACTGTTCCTTCCTTCCAATGGGCGCAGAACTTGTGAACATCCTCAGCTACCCAGGGCTCGAAACCGTCCGACTTATACGCGATGCTGTCGACGCCGTGCGTCGGATCGAAAATGGTGATCTCGTTTTTGATTGCCCATTCGAACAGGCCGCGCAACGCCTTCAGAAGAGTGTTCGCCTGCGCGGGCGTGTGGGCTCGCGCCTCCATGGCTGCCTCGACATCCTTTTTCGAGATGTCTCCGAAGAAGGCTCCATCAGCATTTTTCAGCATCTGCAGGAAAAGATTTCCTCTCGCCCTGCGCGTCGCAACCGAAAGCGTCGCCCATTTGCGACTTTCCATATATCGCTCGATAAGCCACTTCAGAGTTCGGCTGTCGGATCTCTGCCGGCGCTCGACGACAGGAGTTTCAGCCACCGCCGCCTTATATGCAGCTTGGAACTCGGCGCTTCCCGGCTCACCGCGAAGTCGCGTACGCGATCCCTTGCCAACGCGGTAGTAAAAGACCCACGTCCCATGACGGTTTTTTTCCCTGATAACGTTCAGTGGCAATTTGCGCGGCATGAGTTCCATCAAAGCCGAACTCCTCCCCTGGGCGCAAGCGGATTCCGTTCCGGCTGCGCCGCGGCTGGCGAAACCCGTATGGTCCTGCCCCCCTCGACGATCTCCACCGTCACGTTCTGCGCATTCGCGACCGCAGCCATGCGGTCGAGATCGGATTTTTTGACAAGCGCTGGAGATGTCACCGGTAATCACCTTCTGCATGGGAGGCGAGAGCGGCGATTGCTGCGCTGCGTCTAACTTTTTTCATTGCGGTTCTTGCGAGCGTGATAAACTTGAAGGTCACCGACGGGAGATCGGTTGGAGGAAACAAATGACCATTCAAGCTAAAAAGGCGATGGCACTCGTCCTTTGGCAGAAACCAGTCCAGGTCAGGATTGGTCGCGGGCCGTCCGAGACCATTAACGGGCCAAACGAGGCATTGACCTTCCTGCTCAACCGATGGCCAAAAGAGCGGGGTCAGATGGTTGAGAATGCAAAATATGCCTGCACGATGGCCGTTGAGCGCCACGGATCGAGCGAGATAGCGAGAGACGCTTTCGTTGCGGCAGCCATTGATGCGTATATTCTGGCATAGAGCCCTTACCGTGGCTCCAAGTTCCTCTTGCTCCATTCCAGGCTCCATCGATCGGCGGGTGTAGCGACCTACCCCTTTTTGGTTAGCCCGGGTGAATTGGCTCTTGGTATCGAAAGGCCGAATATGCTCCTGAGCCTCATGAAGAAGAGCTAGGGGGAACGAGCTATGACGGATGTGATCCCGGTATTGTTCCGCGCGCGCTGGCGGATGCCGGTCTGTCTGGTGCAGCAGAAGAGAGTTCGAAAAATTTGCGGCCCGGCGGAAGCCATCCGCTACATGCGGAGCCACTTCAACGAGCGATCCGTCCCGGCCTATTCTCGAGCGATGGATGTCTGTTTCGCCGCGCTTCGATGCGAAACCGACCCGGACACTGCGAGGGCGTTCTTCCTGGCTGCTTATGATGGAGAATTGGAAGCTCGACGACATCATTAGAGCAGCTCCCTTTCTGATGCGACGTAAACGCCGCCGGAATTCTGCGGAACCCGCTCCGGTGGCAAATGAGTTTTAGGTGCTGGAATTGGAACAGCTTGCGCCTGGGCTTGTTGTGACTTCGAAGCTGGCGACTCAAGTGCCCTTGACGAGCTGGCTTCCCGTTGATGAGGAAGGGTCCGCTCCGGCGGGCCTTTCTTTTTCATCTTGGGTGTGGGGCACGAGCGCCAGACCGTTTGGCGCCTGTTAGCTTCGATATTGCTCGAGGTCCCGCCGGGAACGATTTTGGAAAAGAGTGGTTTTGGGCCTTCTATGCTGACGAAAGGTGATGCATGCCCAGATACTTCTTCGACGTCATCAACGGTGAAGGCCCGATGCGAGATGACGAAGGGGTTGAACTTCCTGACCCAGACGCTGTTCGGAGAGAGGCGGCCAAGATTGTGACTGATCTTGCGCGGGACGAAGTCCCGAAGGAGCAGGCGGTCAAAATCATAGTCAACGTCCGCGATGAGGCGGACGCCAAGGTGTTCGTTGGTCAGTTGCATTACTCGGGCGATTGGCAGGGGTAACCCTCCCTGGGCGAGAGCGATAACCTTATCATCCACGGTCGGAGCCCCCCGTCGCGGTAGCGGCAAGGCCGGCGCGGATTGGCGCTAGGTCATATTCATCCAAGCCGACGCCTTCGCACTGTTCGATCGTTAGGCCGGCTGCATCCCACCACTCGCGAGCGATCGACGGTTCGTCGCGATCACGGATCAGGAAGGCAACGGACATTGCGATGCCAAATGTGATGCCATCGTCCCGGTCTGTGCGCTCCACATTGACCGGGGGCGGCGGGCTTGACGGGACTTTGCTCATCTCTATTTCCCCTTGGCCATGTTTTGAGTTTGGCGGAAGGCCTGCGCCCTGGCGGACCAGCGCGGGCCTTCCTTGAATCGCGTCGGGGGATCGGGCGGCGCCCATTTTAACATTTGTTAATTCGCCGGGAACGATTGGAGCTACGGCGGATTGGGCGCCATGATCTTTATTGTAGCCACTGCAGTCGTTTTGCTCGTAGTCGCAGCAGTCCTTGTCTATGCGGCCTGCCGCCACCCGATCGACCTTTGAATCTAGTCGCGGTTGCCCGGGTCGCTGCAATGTCGTTTCGGGTGATGGGGTGGACAACCCGGCGAACAGGCCTATTTCGGTACAATCGTCACCAAGTGGATACGTGGGCGGTGACGACAGAGGGCTCATAAGTGCTCCCGCCTGCAATGAGTCAGGAGGAGCGGTAATGTTACCATCCCAAGCTTCCCGATTTTCTGATGCAAGACCCCTCCTCATGAGGTGGGCAAAACACATCGCTCCTACTGAAGAGCAACAGACCTTCCTCGTCGATCGGACCATTATCGTTGCAAGTTCCGATCCTGATTCCCTCGTGGAGGGTCCAATCGATCGAGCGATGTTTTCTTTGATGTTGGAAATCGCACGATTTGAAGCGAAACTTCCAGTCTCGATATCCGCACCGACCCCACCACCCGAAACCTGACTTACGCCCTTCGTCTGTGTTTCGGGTGGTGGGGTCGCGCGCGCTCGATATGTTTCCCCGGAACTATCGATTATACCGTCTCCGCAACGGGAGACAGAATCATGCGTGACAACAAATTCGCTGCCTTCGCAGGTGGCGCACTCATCGGCACCCTCGGCGGCCTGATCGGACTGGGTGGTGCGGAATTCCGGCTCCCGCTCTTGATTGGTCTGTTCGGCTTTCCCGGTCTTGAGGCCGTAATCCTCAACAAGGCCATGAGCTTGGTCGTTGTGGCCACGGCTCTGCCTTTCCGTACCGCGACGGTACCATGGGACGAAGTCCTGACCCACTGGCCGATCATCATCAATCTGCTCGCCGGCAGCCTGCTCGGTGCCTGGTTCGGCGCTGGATGGGCAACCCGGCTCCGATCGGAGACCCTGTACCGTGTCATTGCAATTATGCTGGTGGCGATCGCGGTCGTCCTCGTCGTCGGCCATGGGGCGGGGACAGGGCAGCCGCTTGTCACAGGCGGATTGCAGATCGCTGCCGGCGTCGTCGCGGGCTTCATAATCGGTGTTGTCGCGGCGCTCCTCGGGGTTGCGGGCGGCGAGCTGCTTATCCCGACGCTCGTCCTGCTCTTCGGCGCCGATATTAAATTGGCCGGAAGCTTGTCTCTCGCCGTCAGCCTGCCGACTATGCTCGTCGGCTTCGCGCGTTACAGTCAAGACCAGAGCTTCTCGACTATCCGCCGCAACGGGGCATTTGTGTTGCTGATGGCGGCGGGTTCGATCGTTGGCACATTCATCGGTGGCCGTCTGCTCGATATCATCCCAAGTTTCGTGCTCTTGCCGCTCCTCGCTGTCATTCTGTTGTTGTCTGCCGTGAAGGTCTGGCGTCACAAATGATTCCCGCGAATGATCCTGGGGCGCGGGGAGTTGTGTCGGTCCCGGAGGGGCAGGCCGAGAAATCACGTTGCTCGGCGTCGGGTTGATCCCGCCCTTGCGAACCATGCCCTCATTCACATTCGGTTGGGGAGCGGGGTTGATTGGGAGGTGGCCTTGCCGAGTTTGGGGGCTCTCTGCATGTATTGGCCAGCAATCTGATGATAGGAGCCACCGATGAGTGACGACGATGTGCGGTTGATGGCGGAGCTTCACGCCCAAGCGACGGCAGCCAGCGACCACCGAGAGATTATCGCGAATCTCAGGGCTCTTTCGCTGAACCTCGCGACCAAATATCCGCGCTGGTCCGCCGATGAAATCGAAGCTAAGGCGAAAGTCATCTGGCGCGCTCGGCGTCTCCAATGGAAGGATTAAGTGAAAGCACTGCTCCATATTCAACTCAGGTGATGGGGACTTGGACCGTCGCCAACAATGCCCTACGATCTGGTTTGGCGTAATCGAAGGCAAATCAATGCTAGACGGCAGAACTCCCCAGCAGCAAAGGGACGTCACCGCAGTGCTCGTGACCCGCGTTACGCTTTTCTTGGTGCTCTTTATCGTTGGAGCGGCGCTTTCCCTTGCGGTCGGCTTGCCCATTTTGATGTTCTTAATTCTCATCGTGGGTTGCTCTATTGGCGATTGTTCCAGCTTGTAGATCATTTCGCCGAGCCCTCCCTCGATTGGGGTGTTGGGGGATGACGATAGAGCGCAAGTTGGAAGTTGCCTTCCGCCTCTGCTCGCGTCGGCAAGTATGTCCCGATGCACTGCGCAAGCTGTTTCTCGCTGACATACAGAACCGGCTTCTGAGTCTCCGGCGCTGGCATGGATTCCGGCGGCTTTGTCAGATCAGCATCCGGTTCGAATAATAGGCGTAAGGCCGAAAAGAAGTGGCCTTGTGATGCCAGCTCACGCGCAGGGCTGGGTAAGCTAGCCAGACCCGACCAGTTGTCATAGAGAACACGTGCGGCTATCTCGGGCGTCACCCGCAAATTCGTTTGGGGCGATGGGGATTTGGTCTTGCTCATGCTGCGTTCCTCCAAACAGCCTCTTTCGAAGCGTAGCCGCTACGCCGGCCGCGACTGGTGACAACTTCATAAAGCGGCTCGAATGGAAGCCAGTCGGCTCCGACGTTCTCGCAGACGTCCACAGGACCGGGCAGACCTCGGCACCATGCCGCCAGAGAAGAAAAGCTAAGGGATGAATTGGGGTATCTGCGGCCCGCCTCATTGCTGTAAGGCGGGTCTATGTGCCAATGGGCGTGCTCGACTTCGATTTCCCACCACGCCTTTCGCTCGATCGTCCAGCGGTCAATCAGCGGCTTCTGCTCGACGAGCCTGCGCTTGACCGCTGGCCCCCAAACGCGGCAATCCGTCTCGCCGCGCCACTGGAAGTACCAGGGCGATAAGGTGTTCGACGGCTCCGCTCTCCCTTTCGAGATCCAGAAACGTGCGAGCAGTTGGGGACCGCGCTCGAGCTCGAGCACTTCGGAATAGTCTTCAAACGCATCTGGCATGCGGCAAACGTCCTCAACGCTGCAGCCGATAAGCCATGACCACAGATCGCAGATGTCACGCGAAACGTCGTACAGCTTGACGCGCTTGCAGTCCCATCGTGTCGAATAGCTCGCTGATCCGGCGAACGGCTCGATCACGAGGTCATGGCGAGGCGGTCCGTAATGCTTCGCGCCGGTCCACTTTGCGCCGTAGTAGCTGAAGAACGGCCTCATTCTTCGCCCACCACATGTGTCTCGGGGGATGGGGGCCACATACTGCAACGCCTTGTTAGAACCTCGCCTGCCTGTTCCATCAAAGAAATTGCGCAATGGTCATCTGGATGAAAGTTATCGATGTCGCTGACGAGGCGGGCGGCTTCCTCGAAAATTGCGGCATCCGCTTTCGATTGGGGTGATGGCAGATCACAGGTTTTCCAGACAAGCTCGTTGATGAGCTTCGCGGCGTCTCGTAGTGCCGCGAGCGTCTCTCTGCCGATCAGGTGGCGGTCATCACACTCCATCGTGCCGCATGTAGTGCGAATGGCCTCAAGCGCGGCGTTGATCCGCGACAAATTTTCCGCCTCGGCCACAACCAGATGTGTCTGGGGTGGTGGGTAGGCGGCGGAGTTGACTGCGGCGACAATTGCCTCCGAGCGCTCGCGGTGATCTTCGCCCCAGACGTCCATGCGAACACGGTACGATTTGCCGAGAGGCACATCATGAATGAGGCTATGGCCCTTGTCGTGTTTTGCGACGAGCTCGAAACCTGCGGGATTGTCATTTGGCATGCTCAGACCTCCTGGCAGACGAGAGCAGCCTTGCGCGCTTCCCATTGGCGCAGGATGTTCCGTTTGCGGGTGACGAGTTGAAGGTGATCCTGCTCCGGCCGCACGCAGAGGCGGTTCCGGCAGAAATGGTCGATCTCTTTCTTTCCGGGGATATAGCCGTGCTCGTTGGTCCACATGACCAGATGCACCGCGACAGTCTGCCCCCCCAGGGACATGCGCGGATAACCGGCACCTCGACCAGCGGAACCAGACGTCGGTCCGGTCCAGATCCAGCAGCCGGTCTCCTCATCGACACGAACGCGCGACAGGATCTTTTCCCGGATGGCGTCGCGCCGGCTCATGGTGCGATCCTCCAGGCTTCGAATTCGGCGCGCAGGGATTTCCAACGCGCCGCCGCTTCTGGGTTGGAATTCAGCTCAGACCGCGAGCTGATCGCCAGCATCGAGCGGACGCGAATAGCGATCCTTTCGCGGTCCTGCGTGTCGACCTGGTGGCACTCGAACAGATACCGCCTGAACACTGGATCGTCGCACTTCATCGCGCATTCGGCGGCGAAGTCGGCTTTTTTTGTCTCGGGGGTTTCTTTCAGGCTGCGGATCGTGCGGAACGCATCGGCCAAAAGCCGCAGGAGGAACTGAATGTCGGAATGGGCGGAGAGCAGAAAATCGCGGTCCTGATAGCCGCAGTCTTCAGTGAGGGTGACCAGCCTGGCTGGCGGCATATTCGGTAGCAGTTGAGCGTAAAGGTGCTCGGCGCGCCTTCCGTCGACCGAGAGCGTCCAGCTTGTGCTTGCCTCGCCGTGTCGCGTCCTGATCGCATCCAGCCGTTCTTTGTCCGCAAGCGTCGCCACCGCTCAGCCCTCCATCCAACGGCGCCACATGATGGGCTTCTGGTCGGAGGGGATGCGATGCTTACCGCGCGCAAGCGGATGCTTGGGAAAGCCGTCCTTGGTCAGGCCGAGGCAGACGAGATCCACCATCGCCGTCTTAGCGATCTTGCAGAACTGTTCGTCCTGACGAGCCCAATGGGCGCCGTCGTTACCCCACGCGGCAAGGACCGGCGTCGAGCTGTTGCGTGCGGTCGCCAGTACCTGCTCGATATGCATGCGGTTATCGGCGCCATGCGGCCATTTGTGCCGCTTCATTTCCTGTGGAAGCGAAGTGCGGATCGCAAAGAGGTTGATAACGGTGACGCCGCCATAACCCCAGTTGCCAGCGAAGCGCATCAGCGTCCTGATCGTCGGGTCGTCCCTTTCCGCATCGGCCGTCGAAGGGTTCAGCATGCAGACCGGCAACATGACCTTGGCGAGATCCCATTGACGGGTCAGGCGGTAACGATAGGTACCGCGATCGGACAGGATGGCGGTCTTATGGATTTCGGGTTCTGGCGCTGCGAGCGATGCAAAAAGATCAAACCCCCTCATGCCTCCGCCCCTCTCGCCATCATGGGCGACAGCGCGAAAAATTCGTCGCGATCGTCGGTCAAACGGAAAATGATTGGCTGTTGTGGGTTGGCGAATTCAATCCGCACGTCCTGCGTCGCGACCGCCGCGAGTGTTCCGAGGAACGTCTTTGCGTTGAAGCCCATCGATAGACCCGGCTCGCCGTCCAATTCGACTGGCGCATAATCGATTGCCGATTCACCCTGCAGGCTGGCAACCTCAAGCCGGAGCCGACCCGGCTCCACGGTCAGAAGCATGCCGTCCTTGGTGTAGTCCGCAGCAACGAGCGCGGCGCGTCGGATCGAAGTCTGCATGGCGTCGACGGACGCCAATACCCTGCGCGTTACATCCTTCGGTACGAGATTGAGATACTCACGCGGGAAAATTCCATCGATCAGGCGTGAGACGATAGTGACGTCGCCACACTCGATCTTGATCTTGATTTCGGAAATAGTGAGCGTCAGGGGCTCTTTGGCCTCGGCGAACAGCTTGCGTATGGCTGCTGCGGTATCGAGTGACAGAATGATACCGGGAAACTCGGCCTTGTTGCGGGAGTTCACCCGGACAACCGCGAGCCCGCGATTAGATCCGGCAACGACGCAGAGCTTAGAGCCGTCCTCATTCGGATGAATATGGATGCCGGATAAGTAGATCCGCACATTATCCCCGCTGTCTACGACATAAGAAACTTTGCGGAAGGCATCAGACAAGGCCTGGGGATCGACCACAAAGGACGTGCCGGCGACATTTGCTCCGAGAGACGGAAAGTCCCGCTCCGGAAGCGTAGAGATCGTAAACCGGGAACCGGCCGCCGAAAGGCGGATCTGCCCTTCGGACTTGCCTGGTGCGAACACGATCTCGGCGGCTTCCGGCAGCGAGCGAACAATTTCCCGCAGGCGCGTCGCAGCGACCGTTATCGACATGCTGGAGCACTCTTCGAGCAATTCGCAAGCCGCCTCGATCTCGATGTCGAGGTTTGTACCGCGTATGAATAGTCGATCACCGTCCGGCCGAAGAAGCAGATTGTTGAGGATCGGAATCTTGGCGCGCGTGTCCGCCGCCTCGAACGCGGCGTCGATGGCGGGCATGATCTGCGAACGGTGGACGCGAAAAAGCGGTTGGTCATCCACGAGCCGGACTCCCCTCTGCCCCACAAAGACGGACAAGACGCAGTTCGTCGACTGGAGAGCGGAGGCCATGCGTGCGCCCGAACTCGCCGTAAAACATCTCCATGACTTCCCGGATCGGCTCACCGTCGGCCATCGCGCGGTAGATTTTCGCGATCTCATCTGCGTCTGAGGGCAGAGGCTCGGCAGCCTCGACTTCACGGCCGAACAGATCCTTATCAAGACGATCACCCATAACGCTTCACCTCTCCGATGAGCTCGACCTTCTTGATCCGGTTCGAGTGACGTTTGCGCACATGCTTTCGAGCGTCCGCCTGGGTTGCCGCCTGTACATCGAAGTTCAGTCCGCCGGAGCAACTGACGCGGAACTGGAACATCGGCAGGCGATGCTTCGGAGGCTCCTGCTTGGGAGCAAGGAAAACCGGAGGCAGCAGGGAGGCGCGCCAGTGGTGCGAAGGCTTGTTGTTCATGCTCAGCGCCTCGCATCCATGGCGTACTGGCGATCGAGATCGTGAGCCGCATCGACGAACAGGTAGGCGGCGTGACCGATCGACAGGATCAACAGCGCGACCCAGACGAACCAGCAAGCGACCATCAGGTTATAGGTGCGACGGGGAGCCGTCCGGATCTCGATGGCGATTGGCTCGGAGGCCGGAGCGCCGAATGGTGTGAAGTGATTTCGGGAATGCATGAGCAACGATCCTCTCATCCGTTTCGGATGCCGCCCGGGGCGCAGGCGGTCACCGAAGCGGATCAGGCCGCGAGGCCGCGCTCCATGCGCGAGAACAGCACGGCTGCATTCGGACCGAATGTATCGACCTGATCATTGGTCAAGCCGAGTTCCTTGCGGAATTCAGCACGTGTCAGAGCGCATCCGCGTTCATGCTGAAGACTTGCCATTTCGAAGGCTACGTCACGGACACGGACAGGATTGTAGGATTGGGTCTGCATGTCTCTCTCCATCTTGCCGCTGGACCGGCGCAGGTTTGGCGGCCTGCGCCGGTCCCTCTCGGCGGGGGTTACCGGTCCGGGGGGTGCGACCGGCTGGAAGAAAATTAAGTCACACTAAAAAAATCGTCAAGCTAATAATTTTAGCTCAACTAAAATATTTGAACTGGACTCATTCGTGCAGCGTCAGCGGAGCGGCGGGGAAGGAGTTAAATGTTCTTGTAATGTTCTCATTTTTGAGTCAGTTGTTAAGGCGTACCTGGCGTAAAAGGAGAATGAACATGGCATCGTATTTTGTAGTTCAATCTTATTCCGATGGTCGAGTCGGACTGGTACCCGACGCTCCAATTCAGGCGCAGAGCGCGTTGCACGCGCGCCGGCTCGCCGAGCGACTGACGGCTAGCAAGCCCATGGTTGTCGCATTTATGAGGGATGGGAACCCTAAGACGGGAGAATACGGCGATCCGAAACTGATTGCCGCTTTTGGCGTCGAAGTACCTGAGGACATCTTCGAGATGGAAAGGGCATAGGGATACCGCCTTGGCAATCATCCATCGTATTCGACCAAAGTTTCAGAACCGCAACGAGGAGATCGTTGCGGGCCTTATCTACGGGGTCGAGGGCGCGACCGAAAATGAGCTCGGTACCTTGATCAAAAGAAAAGCAGCGGAGATCTCTATCGCGATGGCGGTCTTGCATGGTGGAGACTGGCGCGTTCAGATCGATCACCAGGACGGCTTCGTTCACATCACCCGGCGTCTTCGATGTAGCCGGAAATCAGGCGCCAAACGGGGTTAATTGCTTCCGGTGGAAGCCCCTCTATTCGCCTCAACAGGTCCTTGACCGCAGCCTCGCCCGACACCTTAGTTTGATCGCCCATCGGCAAGAGCAGATCCACAGGGCGGCACTTCAGCGCCTCCGCAACCGCTGCGAGGGTCTTATCCGAAAACCCATTCCGTCCCGTCTCCAGATTGCTGATCGTCGCAGTGGAGACGCCTACCTGCTCGGCAAGGCGTTCCTGGCTGATATTTAATTTCTTTCTTCTGTCTTTGATGAAAAGCGGCACGGCGAGCGTGGTGTCCTTAGTCATGCACGCACATTCCTAAACTTCTCGGAGTGCCACCATGCATTCCAGCTAAAAGTTAGCTTGACTAAAAATTTTAGTGACACTAATTTTATGGCATGGAAAATCTGAGGCGATGGCTGGACGAGGAGAGGGGGCGCAGGGTTCTGCTTGCGCTTGAGCTTCACGTTGATCCTTCGGCCATCTCTCAATGGAGAATGATTCCTCCCGGCCGAGTCCTGGCCGTTGAGCGGATCACGGGCATTTCTCGCCACGATCTCCGGCCGGATGTGTATGGCCCGATCCCTGAGGCCGCCGAATGATGCGCCTCGCAAACCCTTCCCTCTGCGCTGCCCGCATTGGTAGTGCCAACTCCTGCCGGGGTGCCCGACCCCCGCGCCTCGGCGGGCTTTCTCTTCATGGATCGACGGGCGCTTTACCTCCCAGCCCGCCGGTAGCGCGTAGCCTCTCCTCCTCCAAGGCGAAACGCACCCGCTGGCCGGGAATGGCATGTCCTGGCGGACCGTCCCGGCCGGCACCTTTTCTGCTTCCATTGTCTGCGTACCCATGCGGTCCCCCATGATCTCTTGGACTCTCCGACGGTAAGGGCACGTGCCGCGTCGGTCACCGTAATCTTTCGATCCATTATTACCTTGACTCTCAGGGAGTGACTTTGTGCGCCCGACATCCCCGCAGGAACGCAATGCCATCAAAGCGGTCTGTGCCCGCGCCGTGCGCCAGATCGGCGGATCGGAGCTGGCGAAGGATACGCGCGTCAGTGAACCGCAGATCTCTCGCTACCTGTCCATCGGCCAGGAAAAGGACTTCATGCCGCTCGATGTCGTGGCCGATCTGGAGCGCATTATCGGACATCCCGTGGTTTCCGAACACATGGCCTCGCTGCATGGATTCCGGATCGTCCCCGATGGCGGTGCGGCCGACCATCCCGACATGGAGGATGTCAGCCAGCTTTCGGACACGCAAGGCAGGCTGCTCTCGCTTCTCATCAAGGGGGCGATGGACGGGAAATACGACCTCCACGAAACCCGCGAGATCCTTCCGGTTGCGGAGGCGCTTGCAGCTCAACTCGGAGATCTGATCAAGGGCCTGAAGATTGTCGGGAGCGGCCGATGAGCGACGCCAACATTGTGCCAATTGGCGGCGCGGCCCGGACTTTCCTGCGACGAGTGCGGCTGGCGGGTGAACCGCTGCACGCCAGCCCCGACGAACTAACTCTGGCGCAGGCCTGCCTGGAGGCGGGGTACGTGCGCAAGGTTCCGCGCCGCCTCGGTGCGTTCGAGATCACGGCGCGAGGTGCCGCTTATCTCGATAAATTGGCCGGAGCGCATTGACGTGAACATTCTCGCGCCCGCTCCAAGAACAGAAACCATGAGCGCGTTTGACGCCCTGCCGGACCGTATCCGGCGGGCGATGGCGCTTGCCGATTTTCCCTATGATCCGCGTGAGATCGCCGAACGCCTGGCCAAGGGCCGGCGCGAAATAACGGTTGCGCGCTCGATCGAAAAGCGAAGGACATCCCGATGAGCAACAACTACGCCCTCATCGAGGAGCGGTCCCGCGAGATTGTCGAGATCCTGCTGCGGGATGGATTCTACATCTGCCCGAACGCCGGGATGCTGAAGACCTGCATCCGCATGTGCACCAAGGGTATATTGGAGCGCGACAAGAAGGACGGCAACAGGTTCACCTTTTCCGCCAAGGGTCAAAAGACCCACGCCGCCGCCGATCCTGCGGCGGCGCCATCGGCAGAATCTCCGCCGATCGGAGCGCGGGTTTTTCGACGGCCGATCGACAGCATTGACGTCGGCTCGCGGCTCCGACCAGTCGACCAGGCACGCGTCGACTCGCTCAAAACATCCATCCGAGAACTGGGACTTCGAACGCCGATCAGCGTGTACGGAATGCCGCTCGACAGCCGCGTGAAGCTCTCGGCCGGCGGGCATCGCCTTGAAGCCATGCGGCAGCTGGGCGAAAAGTCGATCGACTGCTTTTACGAGAACGGCGATGCGCTGGACGCAGAGCTGTGGGAGATCGACGAAAATCTTGCGCGCTCCGAACTAACGCCCGCCGACCGGGCGTTGTTCATGCATCGCCGCAAGGAAATCTACCTACTGAAGTATCCGGAAACGGCAAATGGCGGGGACCGTCGATCAGATCGCCAACTTGGCGAACTGAAAGAGCGCGAAGCAAAGCGCTTCAGTGCCGCGACCGCCGAGGCGACAGGTCAATCAGAGCGCGCGGTGCAGCGAGATGCAGCGCGGGGTGCCCGGATCTCGCAGATTGCACTGCATCTCATTCGTGCCACGCGGCTCAACAATGGCGTTTTTCTTGACCGGCTGAAACTGGTGCCGGAGGAAAATCAGGAATTATACGTCAAAGCCGCCTTGGAGGAAGAGAAGCGCAAAGCTGTCGAGGTGAAGGAAAACCGCAAGGCCCTTTCCAAGGTTCGGCATTCCGTTCGCCTTACCCACATGGCGCACGTGATGACGAACGGCGCCGCGAGCGCGGGCCATGTCGCCACCAGATTTCCGATCATCTATGCCGATCCGCCCTGGCGCTTCGGCGTCTATTCGGAGGTGACCGGCCGCGAGAAGAGCCCGGAGAACCACTATCCAACGATGACGACCCCGGAGATCATGGCGCTGTTCGAGCAGATCGGAGCGCCGGCCAAGAGAGATTCGGTGCTGTTCCTTTGGGCCACCAACCCGATGCTGCCCGACGCGCTGAAGGTGATGGACGCCTGGGGCTTCACCTATGTGCATCACTGGATCTGGGACAAGGAAGTTGCAGGGACCGGCTATTGGGGCCGTGACCGGCACGAACTGCTGCTGATCGGCAAGCGCGGCAGTCCCGTTGCGCCGCTCCCCGGCACCCAGCCGCATACCGTCCACCGCGAGGCCAAGGGGCGGCACAGCGCCAAGCCGGAGCACTTCGCCGAGACGATAGACCGGCTTTATCCGGGCGTGCCGAAGCTGGAGATGTTTTCGCGCTCGGCGCGGCCGGGATGGACGGCTTGGGGGTTCGAGGCGGAAGCGGCGGAGGCGGCTGAATGAACGCGCCTCCGACCTATACCGATATTTCCGACTGCGGCACCCCTCAGGACATGGCGCGCTGGCTGCTGCGCTGCCCGCCGGCGGTGCTGCAGGCCGATCAGGGTTACATCCGCCGCTGGCTTCAGGCGGCCGGCTTCCGCGATGGCCTTTCATATCTCGAAATCATCCTTTCCGTCATGCGCGAAGAGCGGCGCGAGGACGGGAGCTTTGCGAACTTCATGGTTTTCGCCACCGCGAACGGCCGCCTCTGGCGGGTCGCGGACGGCATTGAGCCTCGTTGATGGGAGGCTGATGGCCCGCGATGATCTGGAAAGACGAGAAATACCGCAAGGTCATGTATGTCGGCGACGTCGGCTTCGGCGCGATCTATCCGCCGCAACGAAGCTTCGGCTCTTGGCGCTGGCGGATGTGGATTAATCGCTCCGGCCGCATGCAGCAAGGCCGTGACCGTGACGAGCGCTCTGCCCGCGCACAGGTGGAAACCCGGTTCTGGGATTTCGCTCACACCGCCGGCCTTGAGCCGAAGGCTGGTGCACAATGATGGAACCCGAACGGCATTCGGCTTCGCGGGCATGGTCATGGCGTCATGCTATTGCCAATTCCGGCTTGCCGCCGACGACACGCCATGTGCTGCTGACGATCAGCATCAAGATGGATGAGACCGGCGGTTCTTGTTACCCGCCGATCACCGAACTCGTCGCGTTGACCGGTCTCGACAAAAAAACGGTTCGAAAGCACCTCGAAATCGCAGAGAGCAAAGGCTGGATCGAGATATCGCAACACGGCTTCCGTGGACAGCGCTGGAAGCGCAACGACTATGTCGCGCGGTGGCCCGGACGCGATCTCGCGGGCACTATCTCGGCTATTTCCGAAGCAGAAGGCGGGGGAGCCACTCCCCCACCTTCTGATGAAGAGGTGGGGGAAATGGTTCCCGAAGGTGGGGGAAATGGTTCCCCGAAGGTGGGGGAGCCACTCCCCCAAGATAAGATTCTTCCAGCTAACATTCCAACTAACTCTCCAGCCGCTGGCGCGGGAGAGAGGGGATTGAAGAAGGTTGATCGGAAAAAGATAGAGCGTGAATACACGCTTTGGTACGCGACATGGGAAGCAGGCGATGTGAAATTCGGCGAAAACACTTGGATGGCGCTTTCCGACGAAGAGCGGGAGGAATGCATCCGCCGAACCCCTGACACTGTCCGGAGGATCAACAAATCCGATCGCGTCGCTGCTGCAGTGTTTCTCAAGAACCGGCTTTGGCGCGAGGTTCCGGAGGAAGTAGCCGCGCATCCATCACGCGGGATCGCCAAGGTTTGCGGTAAGCTGTGGATGGGTACGAGGCTTGCCGCGCTGTCCAGGGAGCCGACAGGCCGGATTATCGTCACCACGTTCGACGAGCGTCGGGTGGAGCGCGGGGAGATCACCATGGCGGCGCTTATGGCCGCCAAGCGCAAGGAGCACGGCTGGCCGCTGGTGACCGAGATGCGAGACCTTGCGAGGCGCGCGGAGCCCTTCGTCACGTCGCTGGCGTTGTTGCCCAATGTCGAGAACTTCCGGCAGGTGAAGCGCGATAGCGACCTCTTCGCAGCATGGGCGGATCTGCACGAGCGCAGAGGCTGGCCGTTCCTTGAGCGGCCGCCTGAATACGTCTGGTTGCCTCCGATACCCGCGAATGCCGATAGCCTCGACGAGGCTGTTGAGGAGGCTCTCACCATTTTCCTTTCAACGATCAGCGAGGCGGGCCATGACGATGCAGTTTAAGGAGCACCCATTAGCGGACTTTATCTCGCTCAAAGGCATGCTGAAGCTGGACCGAATGGCTCAAGACGAAACGAATCGTCTTAGGTGCATCGAAGCGGCCAGCAGGCGAATCAGCACGGAAAAACCGGAAGATTCTGCTTGGCTGGTGATTCATGTTTGGCCGGGACGTGAGCAGGCTGTGGAAAAAGCGCTGGGTGATTGTGATATCGAAGCTTGTGTTCCCATCTGTAAGGGGCCGAAAAGGAAGCGGCGGTACAAGGTACTACCTCCCTCGGACAAGCCCGTTTTCATCGGTTACACGTTCGTCAGATGTGTGCCCTCGGAGTATGCCCTTCAGGGCTTAAGTGGGTTTGAGCACGTTCGCGGGGCTGTCGGAGGTTGGCTGCGCCCACGTCGGCTGACTGACGACGTGATGAGGCATTTCAAAGAGATGGCAGCAAGTGGCGCTTATGACTGGGAAGTCGAAGCTGACGCTATACCGGTCGGTTCGAAGGTGTGCGTGAAAGAGGGTCCGTTCGTGACTTTCGAGGGTATCGTTGTCGCCTTCGGAGGAACCGGCAAGGGTACGCCCGTGATCGAATTAGATATCTTCGGACGGAAAACACCGATTATGATCCCTCTTGCAATGCTGACAAGGTTGTGAGTAGAAGTCATCCCAATGGTCGATCCGGTTCTTAGCGGTCATTTTGATCTAGCGCCCGGACCCAGCTCTGACAGCCTCCCATGCGAGGCACCGATTCAGGGCAAGTGCTACTGCTATGACCTGACGAATGATGAGGCGGCCGAACGGCCGCTTTTTTTATTCCATAGAGCAGGATGCTCGAAGCCCACATCAAATTCGATTTCACGGAGTTCGACCGATATCTTCGGGATGTCGAGCGCAACCGGATGCCGAGCGTCATCCGCAACGCGCTGAACGATACGGTGAAGAGCGGCCGCATCGAAGTCCAGAACGAGATGGATCGTGTCTTCGACAGGCCCACGCCTTATGCGAAACGCGGCGTGGTCTACGATGCAGCAACCAAGGAAAATCTTCGGGCTGCTGTTGTCGTGACGGGGGATCGGACAACGGGCGGATTACCGGCGACGGCATTTCTCGGGCCGCAGATCCAAGGCGGGTATCGTACCCATAAGGCTTTCGAGCGCCAGCTCGTCCAACGTGGTTTGATGGAGAAGGGTGAGGTGGCGGTGCCCGCTCGCGATACGCCTCGCGATCGTTATGGCAACATGACGCAAGGATTCATCAACCGCTTCATGGCCGACCTGCAGATCAACTACCAAGCTGCTGGGGCCGAGCGCGCTCGAACTAAAAGATCGTTGACGCGGAACAAGAACTACGGAAAGGCCCGCTTCTTTGTGCCGAAGCGCGATGGCCACCTCTTCCCAGGCGTCTGGGAGCGTAAGCCGGGTACTCGGAACCTCAAGCCTGTGGTGCTGTTCCTTCGACGGGAAAGCTATCTCATTCGGCTGAAGTTTCGCGAGGTCGTCGAGCGGCATGTCAACGTCGTGCTGCCGATCAACTTCGAACGGCACTTCGACCGCCTCATGAGGCAGGCGCGATAGGCGAGGACAGCCATCCGGCCTTCTGGGTCCTTCCCACCAAAACCGCCTCTGCGGATAATTGGCACCGCAAGGTCTCGGCAGTCTGGACGACTTTTGGAAGCCTAAAGTCGGAGCCTAAACTAAACTCGGACCTAAAGACGAGCATAAAGTGAACCTATCCTCCGATCTCATGACGAAGGGCGACTTTGCTGCTGCGATCAAGGTTTCGCCTGGGCGGATTTCGCAATACATCGCCGAAGGAAAGATCTTCGGGGAAGCGCTTGCCGGAGAAGGTCGGGCAGCAAAGATCAGAGCGTCAATCGCCCGCCAGCAGCTGAGTAAAACGCTTGAACCAAGTCAGCGTTTCGGCGCCAACGGGTCAGCTCTGCGTGGTCCTGAGCCTATCGCTGATAGTGAACTGTTCGCTCCATCGTCGGATGCGGCGGCACCCAGAACGACGTCCCCATCGCCGCGCGATACGGAAGTCGACGAGCTGGCGCAGCTTAGGCTCCGCCGGGAGCGGGTGGCCACCGAGAAGGCCGAGCGCGAGGATATGCTCGAAATCGGCCGTTATATGCTGGCCGCCGATGCGAGGCGACAGATGAGCCGGGCCGTGAACGAGGCTTTTAAGGTTATGGACCTCGGATTGGGCGAAATGGCCAAGGTCATGGCGGAGGAATTTGGAATTTCGCAGCACGATGCCCAGCATGCGTTGCAGCGTGCATTCCGTGCAGTCCGCATCAAGGCCACCGCCACCTTCCGCGAGGCGCGGGACGGTGTGGCCGATCACGTTGAGGATCGTGCGCAGTGACAATGCTCTACAATCCGGAACATCTGGTTTACGACGTCCTGGCGTCGGCCTGTGAGCCCCCGCCGATTGTCGATTATCTGGAATGGGCGAAGACGAACATCGTCTTTTCAGAACGCATCACCGATCATCCGGGTCCGTACAGCGAGGAACTTGTCCCGTTCTTCTCCGAGATCCTGCGGGCACTATCGCCGGAAGAGCCCTGTAACATAGTCAGTCTCGCCAAGTCGGCGCAGATCGGCGGCACGATCTGCGCCAACATATTCACCCTTGGGTCTATCGACATGGCGCCGGGGGATTTCCTCTACGTCCATCCGACCGAGGAAAATGCGGCTCGCTGGTCAAAGACAAAGTTGATGCCGCTTGTTCGCGAGATGCCGGGCGTTGCCAGGCTGTTTTCCCAGAACAGCCGCGATGCCAGCAACTCAGTCCTGTACAAGGAGCGGATCGACGGACGAGGCGCTATTCAGGCAGCCGGCGCGAACTCGCCCGCCGGCCTATCGATGATCTCGCCGCGCAAGCAGGTTCAGGACGACCTGGCGAAATGGCAAATGAACGAGGCCGGGGACCCGGAGGTGCAGGCGGACAGCCGCACCAAGGCGTTTTTCACGGGCAAGATATTCAAGATCTCGACACCTATGGTGTCGCCGGGCTGCAAGATCACAGCGAACTACCAGGAAGGCACCCAAGAGAGCTACCACGTCCCATGTCCCCACGCTGGCTGCCACGAACTGCAGGAACTGCGCTGGGAAAACATGCGGGACCATATCGATCCGCTGCATCCTGAGAAGGCACATTTCATCTGCATCCGATGCGGTTGCGAAATCCACGAGTACCATCGCGCGTGGATGGTGAAACCTGAGAACGGCGCGCGCTGGATCGCCAAGTATCCGGACCGGGCGCGCAGACATCGCTCCTTCCGCATATGGATGGCCTATTCTCCTTTCGAGCGATGGGAAAATCTGGCGCGAGAATGGATAAGCCTCCAATCCGGAGGTCCGGAAAAGCGGGAAAACGGTTCTGGTGCCGAGCAGACGTTCTTTAACGACTGGCTAGGCCTGGCTTATGAGGCCGACAATAAGGCCGTCGATTGGGAGGTTCTTCGAGATCGGGCCGAAAGCGCCGGTTTTGCTCGTGGCGTCGTCCCAGCCGAAGCCCTTTCCCTTGTGATCGGCGTCGACGTCCAGGGGGATCGCGTCGAGTGGCTCCTCGTCGGTTATGGGCGCAATCGGTACCGCGCGGTCATCGACCATGGCGTCATCGACAGCCGGGCAGGAAGTCATCTGATCGGGTATAAGGAACATTCCGGTCATATTTCGGAGACGCAGGTGCGCCTGGCGCTCGATGCGTTGCTCGAACGGGAGTGGCTTGACGAGAGCGACCGCAAACGGTCGTGCGATCGTCTGGCGATCGACGGTAACGCCTATACTGACGATGTTTTTGAGTGGGTGAGACGTCATCCGAAGTCGCGCGTCGTGATGGTGCGCGGCGGCAATCAGGAAGCAGCGCCGCCGATCGCCCAGACGAAGGAGTATGATCGGCGTGGAAAGCCGAAAAAGCAGAAGTGGTCGGCCCGGTTCTTCACATTCAACAGCTCGCAATTCAAGTTACGGCTGTACCGGGACTTCAAGAAGGATGATCCGAGCCATGCTGGTTACATCCGCTTTGCGCGGGGTCTCGGTGATGACTTCTACCAGCAAGCAACATCCGAGAACCGAGTTCCAGAGAAAACGCGAACCGGTCACACCCGCTATGTCTGGAAATTGCCGGACGGCAAACGGAATGAAATTCTCGACATGCTGAACCAGAGCCTCGCCGGAGCCTACCGCCTCGGTATCCCTTATTGGGCGGACGAGGAATGGGATGCGATCGAGGATCGGTTGGCAAAGATCGAACCTGCTGCGCAGGGCGATATCGAAGATTTGCTGATGGGCGTGTTGCCGGAACCCGCAGATCGCGTGCCGTCTGCCCCTGCGCAAAAAACCGAAGTGAAGAAGCAGACCGCCGCCGATCTGATGCGGCGCTTGAACAGGTGAACCGATGCAACGTCCGACAACGCCCGAAGAGACCGCGCTCTATCAGACCTGGCTCACCCAGGCGAATGCCGCCCTGCATCAGCTGATCATCGGCAAGAAGGCGGTCACGCTCACCTATAACGGTGAAACAATCACCTATCAGCAGACGGACGAGGCGAAGCTTCGCCGGTACATCAGCGAATTATCGGTGGCGCTTGGCCTGATCTGCCGCGCCCGCCGTCCGGGAGTACGAGCATGACCGTTCCGGCTATCCTCGACCACACCGGCGTGGATTCCATGGCGGCAATGCGTGGCAGGCCGCGAGCTTCAGTCATCCCGACATGGCTGACTGGCATCCGCGCTCGGTCTCCGGGCAATCGGCCCTCACCTATGAGCGGGAAGCGATCGTCGATCGAGTGCAGGATATCGCCCGTAACGACGGGTGGGCCTCGGCGGCGATGTCGCGGCATGTCGACGAGGTGATCGGGTCCGGCTGGGACATCGCCGTCGATCTGCGGGAAAAGGCGCTGAACCTCACGACCGACGAGGCTGACGAACTTTCCGATCAGATCGAGGAATGCTGGACCGACATCGTCAACGATCCCGGTTTCTGGATCGACGCCAAGCGGCAGGGGCCTATGTCGTCGGTTCTCGGCCGCGCCTATCGCCATCGTTTCGCCGATGGCGAGGCTCTGGCAGAGCTCTGCTGGGACGATAGTCGCGGCGCCCCGATCTCGTCGTTCGTCAAGCTGATCGATCCGGCACGGCTTTCGAATCCCTTCGACGAAGCAGACACGGTGTCGCAGCGCGACGGTGTCGAAATCGACCGTTACGGTGCGGCGGAAGGGTACTGGATCAGGACCCAGCATCCCGACGACGATTACGTCTGGGGCTCCGGCTCGCCTGAATGGGTTCGGGTGGCGCGCGAGACCGAATGGGGCCGTCCTGTCATGATCCACGCTTTCGAGGCGGATCGAGACGGGCAGTATCGCGGGGTTCCGCCGCTCGCACCAATCCTGCGGAAACTGAAGCAGATGACACAATATGACGAGGCGGAACTGAAGGCCGCCATGGTCAATTCCGTCCTCGCCGCCTTCATCACCTCACCCAGCGATCATGGTGAGCTTGCCGAGGCACTGACCGACAAGGATGCGTCCGACCGATGGACGCAGTTTTCGGCGGATCGCTACAGTGCCTACGAGAAAGCGCCGCCAAAGATCCCTGCTGGCATGGCGCATTTCCTCTATCCGGGCGATCAGGTGACACTGACCCAGCCCGGCCATCCGAACAGCGGGTTCGAAGCTTTCTTCCGGGCGTCCCTCCGCAATGTCGCGTCGGCGGTCGGCCTGACCTATGAGCAGCTGACCATGGACTGGAGCCAGGTGAACTATTCGAGCGCCCGTGCCGCCATCCTCGTCATCTGGCGTGGCCTGACTGCCCGCAAGGACATGTTCGCTGCGCAGTTCATGAACCAGGTCTATCGAGCCGTCCTCGAAGAGATGTTCGATCGCCGCATCATCAAGTTGCCGCCGAACGCCGTTTCGTTCGAGGCGGCGCCATCGGCATGGGCGCGCGTCGACTGGATCGGTCCCGCTCGCGGATGGGTCGATCCGGAAAAGGAAGCCAAGGCAGCCGGCCTCAGAATGGATCTCGGGATCTCCAGCCTCGAACGCGAATGTGCGGAACAGGGCCTCGATTGGAAACAGGTTGCCCGCAAGCGAGCCCGGGAACGTCGTTTCCTCATTTCGCTCGGGCTCAACCCGGATGCGGGCAAACAGCCGGTACCGACAACCCAGCCGGCGGAGGAACAGCCGGACGATCGCGACGCGCGTGAGCGGAAGGAAGCTGCGTGATGAACTATCCCCAGGTCGCCGCGCAGCTGTTCAATCGGCCGCTGCTTGCCCATCGCGGTCATGCCCAGGCCCTGGCGCAGTCACTTGCGCCAAGGATTTTTAGCGGCAATGTCGCATTCGGCGGTTCATGGAATGCCGGCATCGTCGGCGAACCGATCCGGGATGAGAGGGATTGGGACGGCAACCGGGTGTTTCAGGGGCCACGGCTGATTGAAGGAACTCCGGTCGCCGTGATCGAAGCGGAGGGCGCGCTCGTCTCCAAGGGCAAGTGGACCGGGGCGCTCTGCGATGCGACATCCTACGAAGGCATCAATGCGCAGGTTACCGATTGCCGCAGGAACAAGGACATCGCCGGCGTGATCCTGGAGGTGGATTCCTTCGGAGGGTCGGTGGCCGGGGCCTTCTCCTGTGCCGAGTCGATCTATCGGCTGTCGCAGGAAAAACCTGTCCTTGCGGTGCTGACCGACCATGCATGCTCGGCTGCCTATCTGCTGGCATCCGCCGCGACCGGTATCGTCATCCCTGCGACGGGCCTTGCCGGATCAGTCGGGGTGATCATGCTGCATGCCGATTTCTCCAAGGCCTATGACAAGGCCGGGATCGTCATCACGCCGATCTTCTCCGGCGCCCATAAGGACGATTATTCACCTTTCCGGGCTCTCGACGAGGACGTTTACAACAAGGCCAAGGCCGAGGCGGACACGGTGCGCGATATGTTCGTCGAGACGGTCGCCCGGTTCCGTGCCGGACGCGTGACCGCTAAGCAGCTCATGGCGACCGAAGCCGATACCTATCTCGGCGCCGATGCGGTCACTGCCGGTCTTATCGATGAAGTCGCCGACCCGCTCGACGCGGCGCAGGCCTTTGTTTCGGAAATCAGCCGCAAGGCTGCCTGACGCCGGTACGCCGGCAATTACCGCCCCACTCTGGCTGACCCGGGGCTCACCACAGAAAGGAAAGCGCGATGTCGCTTGCACAGATGATCCGCCGGGTAGCCGGTGGACAGAAAACATGCATGTCCGATGACGAGAAGCCGGACATGGAGGACGAGGACAAGGATCCTGCCGCCGAAGACGACAAGCCGGCTGCGGAAGACGACGTTGCCGAGGACGACGACAAGTCGGCCGAAGGTGACGATCCGGACAAGGAAGACGAAGAGACCGCCGAGGACGACGCGTCGGACAAGGACATGTCGGCCCCCGAAAGGAAGGCATTTGCAAAGGGCCGCACGGTGGAACGCAAGCGGATCGGCGCCATTCTCGGCTCGAAGCACGCGGAGGCAAATCCCAGCTTGGCCGCTCATCTCGCCTTCCAGACCGCCGACGGCGCAAAGAAGGCGCTCGCCACCCTGCAGCATGGCGGCACGTCCGCGAATGCCGGCGGCCTCTCCAACCGCATGAACGCACGCGGCCTGTCTCGCACCGGCCGTGGCGGTGAAACCGATGTCCGCACCAAGAATGCGGACAGTTCCTGGGACGGTGCCCTTGCACGGGCCGGCAAGCTGAAGGGAAAGTGACATGACCACATTTACCGAAGGTCCGCGCACGGCGGAATATCTGCGCTCGGAGGCGAACGACTGGCGCTCGCGCGACGTCATCAAGCTGGCGGCCGGCGTGGCCGGCACGCTGCTGCCGGGCACGGTGCTCGGCAAGGTGACCGCGAGCGGCGACTACAACATCTACAATCCCGGCAATGCGGACGGCCCGCAACCGTTTGCGGGCGTTCTGTTCGAAGCCGGCGTCGCCGGCCAGAGCCGCACGATCACCGCCCGCGATGCGGAGGTGAAGACATCGAAGCTCGTCTGGTTCGCGGGCGCCAACGGCGGCCAGATCACCACCGGCATCACAGCACTCAAGGCGCTCGGCATCATCGCGCGATAAGGAAACCTCACCATGCTTTCGATGGACGCATTCAACAACAAGGCCTTTTCGATGGTGAGCCTGACGGCCGCCGTCAACAAGGTCGCCTTTGTGCCGAACCTGCTCGGTTCGCTCAATATCTTCGAGCCTGTTCCGGTCTATACCCGGACGGTGGCGGTCGAGCGCAAGGCGCAGGGCCTCGCCCTGATCGCCACTTCGCCGCTCGGGGCAGCGCCGCGCGAGACCGACCGCGACGGCCGGACCATTCAGGACCTACGGACCACCCGCCTTGCCGACAGCTTTACCCTCTACGCCTACGAGGTCGAAGGCATCCGTGCCTTCGGGACGGAAAGCGAATTCGAATCGCTGCAGACCGAATATGCCGACCGCATGGCGAAGGTGCGCGGCAACATGGAACTCACCCACGAGTTCCACCGGCTCGGCGCGCTGCAGGGCAAGCTCCTCGATGCGGACGGCGTGACGGTCATCTACGACTATTTCGCCCAGTTCGGTATCGCGGAACCGGCGGCGATCAGCTTCGAGATGGACGTCCCGACCACCGACGTGCGCGGCGTGTGCCAGCAGGTCATTCGCGGCATGGCCCGTTCGTCCAACGGAAACTTCACGCCCGCAACGCAGGTACATGCGATTGCCGGCGATGATTTCTACGATGCACTGATCCGCCATCCGAGCGTGGTCGCGACCTACCAAAACTGGCTGGCGGCCGAGGCGCTGCGCGATAAGACGGCCTTCGAAAGCTTCTATTTCGGCGGCATTACCTTCCACAACTATCGCGGCACGGACGACAATTCGACTGTCGCTGTTCCGCTCAACCAGGCCAAGTTCTTTCCTGTCGGCGCGAAGGATGTGTTCAAGGAGGCGATGGCTCCTGCCGAGTTCGGACCCTATGTCAACACGCGCGGGCAGGAGACCTATGCGATCAACGTGCTCGACAAGGATCGCCAGGCGTGGACGAAGGGCGAGCTTTATTCCTATCCGCTCTACCTCTGCACCCTGCCGGAAGTTCTCCGCAAGGCAACTCTGACCTGACGCACAGCGCTGGCCGGACGGCTCTCGGGCCGTCCTTTCTCAACCGAAGGACAGAACCATGGATACGATCAAGGTTGGAATTACCCATAACGGCGCCCGTGCGGTCGTCGTCCATACCGCCGAGGGCACGCTCACCATTCAGCCCGGCCAGAAGCTCAAGGATCAGGAGATCCTGCCGTTGTCGGAAAACAAGGTCGATCTCTACAAGTCGATAGGCGTCAAGTTCTCCGGCCTGCCGAAAGGTGAGGCATCTGACGTAATCGACACGGATGAGCTCGAAGAGGCGGTCGAAGTTGCGCAGTCGGATTATAATGAAGCCGTCGTCGCATCGAAGAGGCAGGGTGCCGGCGATACCGAGAAAAAGGCGGTGAAGGAAGCGGCGGACAAGCTGACCGCAGCCCAGAAGGCCTTGACGGACGCACGGAAGTGAACCTGCGCCCTGCCATTTTCGAGGAGATGGGGCCGCAGTTTGCCGAAACGTTCGGCAACTGCGACGCCGTTTTCACCATCGCCGGCGCCATCATGCCGGCGGTCAGCGGCATCCTGCGCCGCTGGCGCGATCTCGACGAGGCGGAAGAGGGCGGGCAATCGGTGGAGGGGACCACGCATCTCCTCTCCGTAGCGGCCGCCTCCGTTCCCGGCCTGGCCAGCCAGCGCGACAGCGTGACGGTCCATGAACTGGATGCGCTGGGAAGCCGGACCGGCGTCAGCGCTTCCTACCAGATCAAGAACCATTCGGACGATGCGCGCGCCATGCTGCGTATCTATCTTTCGGGAGATATTTGACATGACCGAACCGAAAAACGCCGAACCGGCCAAGGTCGCCATCACGGCCGATCCGGACGCGATCACCAAGGCGCTCTTTTCAAAAGAAGAGGGCAAGGCAAAGGCGGATGCCCGCGAGGCGGTGCGGAAACTGACCGGCACCTGGGAGACTTTGCCCGTTCGCATCCGTTCGGCAATCCGTGCCGATATCAGCCGGCTGTTGACCGATGGCAAGACCATCGCCGACGTGGTGGCGGCCGGTTATTCCGGCGTCACCGCCGAGCGGGCGTTGCGCGATCTGGGGCATCGCGGCTGATGGCACACCGTCGCAGCCAGATCGTCGCGGCAGTCGCGGCCAGCCTCGCCGCCATTCCGGAATTTTCATACCCGAGAAAGGTCGCGCGCGGCCGGTTCGCGGCCGTTCCGCAGGAATTGCTGCCCGCCATCACCCTGTCATGGGGCGAGGCAGGCGAAAACAGCAGCCGCCGTCCGAGCTCCGGCCCCAACGGGGAAGACGGTTATGACCGATCGCTGGCGCTTTCGGTCATCGTCCATCTGCGGGATGCAGATGCGGAGGAAGAGTTCGACCGCATTTCGGCGCTGATCGAGGCGCGGATGGAACAAGATGTCACGATCGGCGGGCGGGCCGTTGATCTCGAACTGCAGACAACCCGCCTGTTCGTCGACCCGCGTACGGGGCTGCCACTCGGCGCCGGCAATCTCACCTACCAGGTCCGTTTCAAGACCATAGCAATCGATCCTTCTGCCGCGGCGCTCTAGGCCGCTCGCTGCCCACCACCCTCATTCCAACCGGAGACTTCCGTCATGGCACTAGGCCGTACCCTCACGCTTGCCCGTTCCGATGGGGAAGGCGCCTTCGATCTCGCCTGCATCACCGAGCAGCGCAGCCTCGAAATCAACAACGAGGAAATCGACATCACCAAGCCGAGCTGCACCGATCCCGGTTCGAAACTGACACTTGCGCTGATGTACGGTGTCCAGTCGATCCGGTTTTCCGGTCAGGGCGCATTCGTCTCCAGCCTCATCATGAAGACGGTTGCGGGCGATGCGATCAACCAGGTGGTGGAAACCTATCAGGTTACAGTTCCCGGTGTGGGCACATTCGAGGGCGACATGCTGATCAGCATGACGTTCTCCGGCGACAAGACCAACGAGCTGCAGGCGGACATCCGCTGCGCCATGACCGGCGCGCTCACTTACGTTGCGGCCGTCTGATCATGGTCACCGCCAATCCCATCCGCGGTGAAGCGGAAATCACGATGGGCCGCGTGCCCTTCCGGATCGCGGTCACCTTCTCGGGCCTCACTCGATTATCACAGGCCGCGAAGGTGCAGACCCTGGACGAGCTTTACAGAAAGCTCCTGGGCTTCGAGCCCTTCACTGTCGCCTGTGCGATCCGCTCGCTGATCGTCGCGGACGATGACGACAAGGCATCCGCCCTGTCGTCGAAGATCCTCGGCGACGACAATATTTCTCTCGCCGATCAGGAGAGCTGGCGGAACGGTGTCGAGAAGGCCTTCCTCTCCCATATCGAAACCGGCCGGTTTCATCGGGATGCGCGCTCAGCCCACGAGATCGCGGAGACCGCCGTCCTGGGGGAGCAAAAAAGCCCCTCCTGATTTCCGACCACGTCAGGATGCTGTTCCGGATTGCGACCGCGCCGGACCGGCTTGGCTGGACGCCGGCCGTCTTCTGGGCAGCGACCGCCGCTGAAATCGAAATGGCCCTGGAGGGGCTTCACGGAAAATTCCAGTCGCAGTCATTCATCAGCCGGGAAGAGCTCCGGCGGCTGGCTGCAGCACATGGAAAGAAACGATCGCTCAAGGAAGATCCCCGGGCGACAGAATGGGGTAAACCGAAAATATGAGCCGTCCCGATATCCCGGTCACCATCAGCGGCGACCCGCGCGGTTTCGAGTCCGCCCTGACACGCCTGCGCACCGCCTCCAAAACCACAGTGGCCGATATCGCCGGTTCCTTCGGGCGGCTGAAGTCGGCTGTCGCCGGACCGATCGGCCTGCTGGCCGGCTTGAGTGCCGGAGGCGCCGTCTCGGCTGTGCGTGACACGGCCCGCGCAATCGCAGAGGTCGGCGACGAAGCGCGAAAGGCCGGTCTCGGTGTGGAATCCTTTCAGGAGCTGAAGTTCGTTGCCGAGCAAAACCGGGTCGGTGTTGACGCACTGGTCGACGGCATCAAGGAACTGAACCTGCGAGCCGACGAGTTTATCGTTACGGGTGGAGGATCGGCGGCGGAGTCCTTCAAGCGTCTCGGCTATGGGGCGGCGGAGTTGAAGGAGAAACTGAGGGACCCTTCAAACCTGCTCGCCGAGATTATCGGCCGGGTCCAGAGTTTGGATCGCGCGGCGCAGATCCGCATTTTCGACGAATTGTTCGGCGGCACGGGCGGTGAGCAGTTCGTCCAGCTTATCCGGCTTGGAGAGAAAGGGATCCGTGACACGATCAAGGCAGGCCGCGACCTCGGCGTGGTCATGGATGAAGAACTGATCCAGAAGGCCTCTGAGATCGACCGGAAGTTCAATCTGCTGGCCACCGCCGTCGGCGCCAAGCTGAAATCGGCGATTATTGAAGCGGCCGATGCCCTATCGCAGTTCATGGGTCTATTCGATCGAATTGATCAGCGGCAAACATCGCACCTCAAGGATCAGTTGAGGCTGGCGGAGACCAGTCTGCGTCAATCACAGGAAGCAAAAGGCCGTAACGGCGGCATATTCGATGGCGTCGCGGATAAGCAGATCGCCCGTGCTCAAGCCGAGGTCGATCGGCTGAGAGGCGAACTCAATCGGCGGGACGGTTTGCTCGCAACGCCCGCGGCGGGCGCTGCACCCAAAGGAGATCGTCTCCCCTCGGCCACGGATATCCTGCGGCAGAAACTGATCGACGAGCGTATCAAGGGCGCCTTCGATGCGCCCACCGCCTCATCGTCGTCACGTTCCTCCTCTGCGAAGGCGGCCAAGGAAGAAAAGTCGGCCTACGGCGACGTCGTCACCAGCCTCCGCGAAGAGCTCGAGCTGATCGGTAAGAGCGAGGTCGAGCGCGAAAAGCTTGTCGCATTGCGCCAGGCGGGCGTTTCCGCCGCGTCGGATGAAGGTCAGGAAATCCTGAAACTCATCGATCTGAAGGACCGGGAACAGAAGGCGGAAGATGCGGTCACGGATGCCCGCGAGCGTGCGCAGGAGGTTGCCGAACGGCTGGGGCAGACGTTGGACGATCAGCTGTCGCGTATCATCGATGGCACGTTCGACGCCCGTGACGCGATTGCGGCGCTCCTCCAGGAGATGCTGAACGCCACGACACAGGGCAAGGGTCTGTTCGGCTCGATCTTCAGTGCCATCGCCGGCGGTGGCGGTTTCGATCTGTTCGGCGGCAGCAAGCAATCGTCCTTCGTTCCCAATACAACGCTTGGCGCGGTGCTCGGTTACGGCGGCGCGCGGGCTGGCGGCGGAGATGTTTCGCCCGGCCGCATCTATCGCGTCAACGAATATGAAGACGAGTTCTTCGCGCCGTCGCAGCACGGGCGGGTCTATGCGCCGAGCAAGATGCAGGGGCTGGCCTCGGACCCGAGAGAGAGCCGATCCGTTGTCGAGATCCGCCTCGGCGAGGGGCTTGTCGGCACGATCCTGCAACAAAGCCAGGACCAGAGCGTCCAGCTTATCCGCAGCAACAATGAGGCCCAGGCGAACTATCGCCAGAACGGCGGGGATTGATGCCAGCAACAATCGTCTCCCTTCCGGATGTGATCTATTCACAGGCCAACATGCGGCCGGTGCGCCCGGGCGACGTCAACCAGATGGAAGGCCGGCGCACCGAAAGCCGTGTTTTCGGAGCGCCCTACTGGACCCTGCAGCTGACGGCCGAAAAGCTGACGACTGGCGAAGCGGCTTTGTTCGACGCTTTCGAGATGGATGCCGAGGACGGCTGTTTGATCGCCGCCCATGATCCGCACCGGCCACGACCGATCGCCTATCAGGGCAGCCAGCCGCTTTCGGGCGTCAAGGCGGGAGGCGGCGCGTTCGACGGCGACGCGGTGCTGCAGTCGATCACCGATCCTCTGACCATCGTCGTCAGCGGCCTGCCAGCCGGCTTTGTGCTTTCGCCCGGCGATTATGTCGAGGTGCGGAAATCGGAATACGTTCGCTCGCTGCACAGAATCCGCAGCGGTGCCGTGGCGAATGGTGCCGGCGTGGTGACCCTGTCCATCCGCTTCTTTCTCGACACGCAAGCATTCACTGTGCCGTGCGCGGTCCGGTTCGAAAAGCCGACCTGCCTGATGACGATCGACAAGGGATCGTTGAGCGCGGTCAGGACCTGGCCGAACTACAATGCCAGCTTCTCAGCCACGGAGGTATTCCCCGATGTCGCTTGATCCCGCAGTCGAGGCTGCGATCGATGAAGGCCGGTTTGCCGTTCTCGACCTAATCCGCCTCGATCTTCCCGGCAAGTCTGTCGGTTATCATCGCGGCGGTCGGTCCTACACCTATAACGGCTTGCTCTATCTGCCGAACCGCTTCCTGCAGACGGGCAGCATGGTGAGCGCGTTGGGCACTGCGGTGACGACGCGCACGATCGTCTTCTCGAACATCCCGGTTGCCAATCCGGATGACGCGGTCGCTCAGATCGAAACTTACAACTATCAGAACTCGCCCGTTATCATCGCCCATCTGGCGGGCAAGCCGGACACCAACGAGGTTCTCGGGATCCTGGCATCGACGATCTACGAGATCGACCAGGTGCGGTACAATGAGGGTGCCGTCTCCGGTTCCGAGCGAACGCTCACCCTGTCGATCGATCTGCAACCGCCCGGCCGATCGGCGCGCGGTTCGACCGGCGTGAAGCGTTCGATGAAGGAACAACAGTTCGACAATCTCGCGACCGATACCGGTCTCGAATACGTCGCCACCAATGCCACGATCCCCGAGGAATGGGGACAGAGGAGCGGATGATGGACCCGAATTCCCCCATTGTAATCTGCCACGATATATGGAGTGAGGTTGGCGACCGGTCTGGTCTGCCTATTTTGCGGATATCTGGTGACATCTCGAGGCTACCAAAGGATAGCCAACTTCTTAGTCGTGCGCCCTTTGTTGCAAAGTTCGGCAATCGGGGGACGGATGAGCAATTCGGGACCGCAGGTTACGCACGTTTCGAGTATGTGGCTGTCATCAAAGGCCAAGCGATTTTTGAAGCCAAAGAGCTATATTCGGCAGATTCTGGATACCGGTTTCAAAGGCCTGTAAGGTTAATTGTTGCATCGCTTCCGCTGGCAACTCCTTCAGCTTTTTGATCAGGCTTTGTTTAACCCCTTCTTCCGTCTGGGACTGGTTTATCTTCTCGATCAGAAGGCGCTTTAAGGTGTCTTCATGTAGCTTGACAACAACCACATTAAATATTGCGGACAGCCCGCCATCATCAGAAATGAAGTCAATCCCCGCGGCCGTTATCCGGCCGCTCGATGCCACGTTGGGATCTGAAATTGACGAAACCCAATTTATCGCGACAAGCCCATGCTCCTCAAGGTACGCCAAGTTGTAGCTGACCTGCCGCCCATCATATTCGCCAAAGGCACGCTGCAAATCAGCGATATCCGGGTAGATTTCCGACAGTGTAAATAGCATCTGCCGTTGTAGATCGCGTTGTAGAAGTTCCATTCAAGCCTCCTGTTCCGTCTATGGAGCACACAACGTTTCTGGAGTCGATCCAGGAATATGCAGGGACCAAATGAACCGTTTTCGAATTGTGGAAAGCACGCTCTCGGGCGAGCTGGCGAAGCCGTATGACTACGGCATGCCGGAGCGCTCCGACTGCTTCATGATGGGCTGCGCCTTGGTCGACGCCCTGGAGGGCATGTCGCTCACTGAGAAATATCGCGGCACCTACAGAACGCTTGCCGGGGCGCAGCGCGCCCTGCGCAAACGCGGCTTCAGGAGCCTGATCGACTTCTGGACCGTCGAGCTCGCCCGCCCGCCGGCTGGCGCTGCGGAAGCCCGCTTCGGAGATCTGGTTATCCTGCGGCTTGCCGATGGCGCCGAACATGTTGGCGTCTGCCTCGGCACGCGTTTCGTCACCAAGACCGCCAAAGGCCTGGCCGATCACGGCCTCGCCGACGTCGTCGCAGCATTCCATATCGGGTAGTTTCAGATGGCGATCTTCACTGCGATCGGCTCGCTCATAGCGGGCGCGCTCTTTGCCGGCTCGGCGCTTGCCGCGACCGTCATCGGCAGTGCTTTGGCATTCGCCGCCAATCTCGGCTTCCAGTATCTCAACCGGCCGAAGAAGCGGAAATACACCGCCGTCCAGGGCGAGACTCAATATGGCGGCGACGTCCCCGTCGGCACCTTGTTCGGGACCGGCAAGACCAAGGGTCAGCGCTCATTCTACGCAAAGTATGGCAGCGGCAACAAGGTCAATGCCGAAGTCTTCCTGCTCGCCAACGGCTGGTGCGACGGGCTGGAGCCGTATGTCTATTTCTACGGCAAGAAGCATAACCTCGTCGCCACTGCCTTCGCCGGCAATCATGTCGCCGCTTATAATGTCGAGGGTTTCGGTGGCACGATCCTGATGTTGTTCTTCGACGGCCGGCCGGGACAGGGCGTTGACACCAATCTGGTCGCCAACACCGCGGCGCTGGGGCAGACGTGGAAGGAAACCAGCGTCAATGCGGGCATTGCCTATGTCGTGGTCTATCGGACCTATGAGGCCGATTTCTTCCCTCAGGGAAAGCCGGAATTCGAATTCGTGTTGCGCGGCCTTCGCGAATACGATCCGCGCAAGGATTCGACCGTCGCCGGTGGCGCCGGCCCGCAGCGCCTCGACGATCCATCCACCTGGGTCCATACCCGAAACCCGGCTGTTCATCGGCTGAACTATCAACTCGGCTTGCGGGCAATGATTTCAGGCCGCACCCTGATCGGCGAAGGCAAGAGCCTCGGCCAGATCGACCTTGCCACCTATTTCGTGGCGATGAACGTCTGCGACACCGTCCGCGCCGGCAAACCGACCTATCAGTGCTCGCTCTGGGTAACGGGCGAGGATGATCATACCGAGATCCTGAAGGAATTTGACGACGCGATGGCCGGTTATGGCCTCAACCGTCGCGGCCTCTCCGGTATCATTGCCGGCGCCCCGCAGATCCCCGTTCTGGAAATCACGGCCGACGACATCCCGATCGACCGCGCCAAGGATATCCAGTTCCGCAAATCCGCCTTCGAACGCTACAACCATATTTCCGGCCAGTTCCTGTCGATCGAGGCGATGTGGAACCCCGAAAGCCTGACGCCCGTGCATGTGAATGCCGACGTGGCGGCCGACGGCCGCAATCGCCAGACCTCGAACGACTTCCTGCAGGTGAGCGATCCGGATATCGCGCAATACCTCTTGAACATCCGCTATCGCCAGAACCGCCGCGGCGGGACGGTCACCCTGCCGGTCAGCCGGCGCGTGGGTCTGCGGGTGCAGGAAGGCGAATGGGTCATCTGGCGCGGCAAGACCTGGATGATTTCGGAATGGGCGCTCGACGAGCAGTTCCGGATCGCGCTGAAGCTGTCCGAAGCCGGCGCCGATATCTATGACGACGGCGATATCGAGCCCGGCCCGGTGGTCATTCCGCCGACGCCACCGGTCAATCCGTCGCTGCTGTCGACGGTGCAGAATTTCGATGTCGAAGCCGGGTATATGACGGGTGTGTCCGGATACGACGTGCCGGTCCTCCGCTTCACCTGGGACCCGCCCGAAGATCCGACGATCACGGCGGTGCGGTTCTTCTACAAGGTGGACGGCACCACGGATGTGTTTCAGGATCAGGCTATAGATCCGGAAGCCGGTGAATACGCGACCACCAAAAATGTCGTCTCCGGCAAGGTCTATGTGGCACAGGCAACGATCACCACCGTGCCGGACCGGTTCAAGACCTTCACGCCCTGGGTGACCACGGACGAGCCCACCGGGCTGATGTCGGTGCTGAACGACCTGGCGCATGTCGGCCAAGACGTCCGCGATCGTCTTGCCGAACTGCAGGCGACGCTCGATCAGGATCTCGGCGAGCGGATCGCCGACCTTCTGGAGACTTTCAGCCTCGAAGGTGCTGTTGGTCAGGTGCGCCGCGATCAGATGCAGGCGCAGCTCGGCGACGCGATCGCGCAAATCATCGAAGAGCGGCGGGTGCGTGTCACTTCAGACGAGGCGCTGTCCCAGATGATTACCGCGATCACGGCACAGGTGGCGGACACGACGGCGGCGATCCTTATCGAGCAGACCGCACGTGCCACGGCGGATAGTGCGCTCGCGTCGTCGGTGACGCAGGTACAGGCGAAGGTCGACGACGTATCGGCGGATGGGTATCTGGCGATCACAGCCACCACGACAGGCTCGACGCTGGCGAAGATTGAACTTGCCGCCCGTGCGGCGCTCGGCGACACGGCTGCGCTCGCGGCCCTGGTGCTCGACGTCATCAATGACGATGGTGTGCTCAAGACCCGCATGGCAGCGGTCGCCGATCAGTTCGTCATTACCAGTGGTGCAGGCGATGCGAACTATCCGTTCGTCTTCGAAGATGGCGTTCTGAAACTGGCGCTCGCCCATATCGTCAAAATCATCTCCGGCGAGATCGAGCTTGGCAAAACACTGATCAACACCAACGGAATCACGGTGTCCTCATGACGCAAACGTTCATCGGTGTCGACAGCGTCGGTGTTCCTTGCATCAAGATCACCAAGGGAACAATCGATCCGTCCAGCGAGCCGGACGCGAATGTCGGCTCGTTCTACTTCAATTCGAAGTGGTCGAAGGATATCAAAATCCAGAAGGTCATCACCCTGCCACAGGCAACCGGGACGGCCTATATGCCAGCCGGGTCCAATCAGGGGAATTACCAGTGGGCGAGCTATACGGACTTCGGGACCTATTATCAGGTTTTCCGGGCCTCCTATTTCGGGGCTGACTACACGTTCCCGGCGTATGACGTGAAGGTCAAAAGGCGTGCGGATGGGCGGTTTATCGAACAGACCCGCACTCGGTTCCAGAGTGGCGAAGATGCCGCCGGCCGCGAGGCGGCGTTCTATCGGACGAGGATATGGGGGCTGTGGTACGAAAACCTGCCCGGCTACGGCACGTTCGGCACGACCTATTACAATTTCTTCGGCGGCATCGGTGCTGCGTTCGTCCCGACTGTCGGCGCTGCCAATGATCCTTACGTGATCCTCTGGAGCCTGCCGGGCAACAACGTGCCCATCCATGACAGCACGCCGCAAGTGCCTGTCCCGGGACAGCGCGTCGTCGAAATCACCGACGACTTCTGCAGGGTCGCCAAACCGGGCTTCGATACTCGGACAGCCACACCGTTTCAGATGGCTTTCGACAGCTCGCGGCGGCCGGTGAAGATCATCAAGGGCGATGACATTGCGCTGCCGCTTGGCGTTTCCTCATATAATCTTGGGTTCCCGGTCACGGAAAACACAGTCTGTGACATGATCCTTTACACGGGATCGGTCATCACTTTCCCGATGAGCCAGTACAATGAGCAGTTGGTGACGGAATACTGGTTCTCCGGAACGAGCATATTCTTCAACAATACCGCCGCGGCCTGCCGGGTCCGGTTCATCGTGATGGCCTTCGACAGCAGCCCGCCGACGACGGGCGCCAACAAGGTGCTGCGCCAGTTCGTCGAAGGGGGGCAAAACGTCGTTCAGTTCATGAAGCCAGGGGCGGCCGACCCTCCGAATTTTGCAGATATCGTGCTCGATAGCCGTTGGCCGTCGTTGCAGATCCTTGCCGAAGGAAGCCAGCCGATCGCCGGGCAACCGAACCGGGTTCCTCCCGGGAGCGTCAACACAGGTCAATCGTTCACGGTCAATTTCGACAGCGCCGGCATGTTCCCGTTCGTGAAGTATTGGACGCGCAACTTCCATTCACGCGACGGGTGGACGATCAAGCCCGCGCTGACCTTCATCACCGAGAACTACAACAACTCGACGCGATATCATCAAGGCAACTCGTCTTATTGCGTCCTGACGGCCAACCAGGCGACGTTCTGGACGTTCAACGGAAATCCGGCCATCGAATACTCGACGGGCGGGACAAGCTGGGGGTTCGACTATCCCGCCGACCCGATCAGCGAAATTCGATATTTCATTCTCGGCATTCCTACCCCTTAAGAGGCTCCCTTCATGACAATTCCCTATACGACCGGCACGGTTTCCGTGACCGCCGGCAGCGCCGTGGTGACCGGCGTCGGAACCGCATGGGTAACCGGCGGCATTGTCGGCGGCGAACTCGGTCTCGATCGCGCCGATGGTAACCCCATCCCGATCCTGTCGGTTGACAGCAATACGCAGATCACCCTTGCCAAGCCTTGGCGCGGTGCGACGGCGGCCGCGCAACCCTACTGGATCATTCGTGACACTGCCTATCTGCGGCAGATCACCGACAATGCGCAGAAGCTGGCAACCTACATCGCCCGCCTCGACAATGCATCGCTCGCGGCAATTGCCGCGCTGGCCGGTACGATGGTGGCGGACAAGGTTCCTTATGCCACAGGCCCGAACTCGATGGCTTGGGCGACGTTGACAGCGTTCGCTCGGTCCATCCTCGACGACGCCAACGGACCGGCGATGTATGGAACGCTCGGCGAGATACCCAGCGCTCAGCTTCCCAATCGTCTTCGCACAGCCGGCTTTTTTCCCGATGACTTCGATACCGTCACCGAAACGGGATTTTACGTTGGAAGCACGGTTGTACTGAATTCGCCCGGGCCTGGAGCCAGGTGGTTCGTTATCCACCAAACCTACAACGTCAACTTCATGACCCAAATTTGCGTTCAATGGGCCACCCTTCCTCGCTTGTATTATCGGTTATGCAGCACCGGAGTTTGGGGGCCATGGCAGCTATTTGGCGTCAATATCCTTGGCTCGGTGTCTCAATCTTCAGGCATCCCGACAGGCTCGTTGATCGAGCGCGACAGCAACGCCAACGGCGAATATGTGCGGCTCGCTGATGGCACACAAATCTGCACATTGGCGTCGGCAAGCCTTGCCTACCTCAATAGTACGAACTTGCAATACTCCTGGACATTCCCGGCGGCCTTCGCTGCGGTGCCCGTGATCCAAATTTCGTTGCCGAACGCCGGCTCAAATTTCGTCGGCGTCACAAAGGCCGAATGCGGCGCGGTATGGCAAAACGTTGCAGGCACTGCGTCAATTGCGTGCGGAATTCAGCCTGCGGGGTCGAGCTTCGTCAGTGGCGACCAGGTCAATGCATGTAAGCTTATGGCAATCGGAAGGTGGTTCTGATGCATATTTCCTTTTCACCGCAGCGCGTCGATGGTGCGATGACGGTCATCAAGGATGGCGATAAGCTCCGGATCAACGGCGAGCTGTTCAGCTTCATCTCGCTTCCGGACGGCGCAACCCTGCCGGCCGGCGAGGTGCCGTGTGAGTGGATCGCCGGCCCGGTCGACCGGATCGACGGCGAAATCCATCTGACGCTCATTCTGCCGCATGGTCCGAACCCGTCACAGGCCGTGGCCTTTCCCGAACCGCTGATCAATCCGCCGGACGGCGAACTGGCGATCCCGTTCGATCCGCCACCGCCACCCGAACCGGACCCTGTGGACCCGGAACCTGAAGACGAGGAACCCGCCAATGTGGACGCCTGACCCTGCCAAGATCATCACCGCTGCGCAGAAGGCGGCTGAACAACGCGCCGGCATGCTCGCGGCCTACAAGGCGGCTTTCGATGCCCACCTAGATCAGGTGGCACAGGAAAAGCAGTACGACAGCCGCTTGACGATCGTCGCCTACAGCTCCAGCACCAATCCGCAATGGGCGGCCGAAGCGGAAGCCTTCATCGCCTGGCGCGATGCGGCGTTGGCGCACATGTTCCAGCAGCTCGCGGCGGTCGAGGCCGGCGAGATTGCGCCACCGAGCATTGAAGACTTCATCGGCGGCATCGCGCCGATCGACTGGCCGAACTGAAAAAACAGGGACTTTAATTTCCCGCGCCCATCCGGATCAAGTTCTCAGGCGTACGCGGCTGTTCTGGAGCCTTTGCCTCGGGCGCGAGTTTGGCAGGCATCATCAGAAATGCGGCGAAGAATGTCATGAGCGCATGCATGAGGTCCTCCTGTAATGGGAGCGGTCCCTCGACCAATTTCGCGGGGCGGCGGCCATGGGTCACAATATGACCGGATGTCACCATTCGCCACGGCACCCAAGAACAAAAACCGATTGAAATTACCGCCTACTCCTAAAGGCGGATGCGGCTTCTCGAATCTAACTTCAAAGGGACATTACCATGACCGTCATCACTGCCGCGCACATCCGCGCGGCTGCAAAATCGCGTGTCAATGAAGCCAAGAAGACGATTGTGGTCGACACGTAAGGTTGGACGTGTGGCCCTAAGCCTGTACTGTGTCATCAGATGGCGGTCACAAGGCAACTGGCGGTACCGGCTAATAAGCTTGAGGTTGCATTGCACTAAGCTGGTGTCGTGCGCCGACCCGGTAGGGTTACGAGATGACAAAAATAAAGGTTGCCAACAGAAACCAGTTTGCCTTTGGTGCGGTGCCGGTCATAGCTTTAGTAAGCGGTGTGAGCGGGCGAAGCCGGAACTGTAGGAGAAAAAAGCTGATCAGGTCGATGAAGATGCTTAGCCTCGGCGCAGCGCTCACTTGCTTGTTATCGACGCAGATACTTTCGGCGCAATCAACCCCTTCTGCCGCCCGGCCGGAGCAAGGGCGGGCCTGTGATCAATCAGTTATCGACCAGCTCCTCAGGCGCGACACCGGCGGGCCGCAGCAGTTCGTATTGAACTGTTCCACTACGTTGCCCTATGGATCTCTTATAACCAAGAATGTCGTTTTCGAAGGTTCCGCAGCGTCCGGTACGGTTTTTGACTGCAATCAATCCACTATCGACGTTACTGCCGGCACAACCACATTGGAACGGATAGCCATCATAGTGCGCTCCGTTCGGACGCCCGATGGGACATGGGACCCACCGCAACACGTCACCATAAAGAACTGTCACATCAACGGATTTATTCGTGTTCTTGGCCTTGCCTACACGGCAGGGGGAGAAGATGTAAAACAATCTTCGATGCAGCCGGATCATACGGCCTTTTTGCAGGCCTCATCTCCCAGGGAAGTCGAGCTCAATAACCTTAAGATCAACTCGCCTGGAAATGTCGCGTTGTACATAGGACCGGGAGTGACGAAAACAGCGTTGGAGGGTTCGGAGATTTCCGGGACCACCAGGAGTACTGCAGTTTATATGGATGCAGAGTCTGCGGAGAATGTCATCAGTAACAATGTCTTTAATATTCGGTCGACAAAGCGCGAGCTTATTGCGCTCGATGGCTCCGCTAAAAACAAAATTCTAGGCAATAGGTTCGAAGATCCCGCCTACGGCGGCATATTCCTCTACCGCAATTGTGGTGAGGGAGGTACCATCCGCCACCAGAAGCCCGAATACAACATAATCGTCGGGAACACGTTCAACTACGCCTCTGTTATCACACAAAAGCCGGCCGTATGGCTGGGTTCGCGAGGAGGAACCCAGCCGTACTGCTTTTCCGATCCTCGCCACCCCTACGGAAGCAGTCTCAGTCCCTTGGATTTTGCTCAGGATAATACCGTTGCTGAAAATGCTATCATTGGTGGTTCCCGAGCCTTAATCCGGAGTGATAACTTCCCCAACAGCATCACCACCAACTTCTCTCTAGAGCAACCAAGTGGACGCGCATCCGGGTCACGAGGCATACAGCCTTAACAAGCGCTTCTCTGCATGCGACTGATCACGATCTCGAAGCTGAAAGAGCCTCCGGCATCATCGTCTGCAATTCATCATTGCTCATTTCTCAGGGGAAATAACACCGCACCAATACCGCGGTACCAAGGGTTTTTAAGTTTAGCAAAGAACCGGGCGGGGTCGCTATCAAAGTCGCGGAGATCCTGCTTGTTGCCGATCCTCCGAACGACGGGCCGCGCTATTGTCTTGAGTGGACGCCGAAGCAAAGAGACATTATGCTTAGCTACAGCCGCTGATGCTGCTTTTTTTGCCACACCGGCACGCCCCCCGTACGAATAGAAAAGAGGAGCATCTAGTGAAATTCCCACAGGGATCTCCCCAAGGGTAATCGCTCTCTCTCCGATGCCCCGAAGCTCCGAAAATGTTGCTTTGCGGGCAATGCGGCGGAGGGAACCGTCTGCCTGAGCCTTTTCGATGTACTCTGTTTTTGCGAATGAATAAAAGTCGCTGAGGAGGTATTTCATAAACCGAAATACCCGCTCACGGTCCTGCCCCAAATTCTGCGTCGAAAGGTTCAGCAATTCATCGGCTGATGTAGCCTGATGGGCGATACCGGGGTGAGCATAAAAAGCATTCCCGCAGCAGATTACCGCCGTACCCAAAGCGGCCGCAATCAAGCCCGTGCCGGAATTGATAACAATGACCTTATCCGCTAACTCGATAAGGTCATTGATGTGGGTATCATCCTTGACAAATATTGCTCCATGGAGATCAGGCCGTTCGGTCTCAAGAGGATGCTTCTTCACCACAACGGCATAGCGACGCTTATCGATGGTGGAGGTTAGTATCCTAATCCACTCATTGAAATGGTGGGCGTCTTTACATGGCCCTGAAAAGTATACTGTAGCAGTGTCGGACGGTCTCTGCAGCGCAACAAACAGCACCTTCCGATCGCCAATTCCGTAGGAGCTTCTCAAGTTCACGGCACCGATGCGGTCACCATTCTTTTCGAGTGTGTCGGAGCTCGATCGCAACTTGTCCACGTAGTGACTGGTCGCCGTGCGGTCTTCCTCAGACAACGGCTTGTCCCATAGTGAAGGGTCGTACGAGTTGCTCTCACCAAGGAAGCCGCTGGGATCAAAAAACCAGCTGTTGTTCAGCGCACCGCGATCGTAGACGATAAGTGGGATGCCTCTTGCCTTGACTTCTTTATAGAGTGCCAGGCGATGTTCGTTTCCGTATGGGTTTAGGAAGAATACCCTGGTGATGCCTTCGGATTCAACGAAATCAATGAGCGACTCGGCGTCTTCGAACTCAGCGTCAGAAATGCACTGAAACCGGCCCATGGCGGGAAATGCATGTCGAAGCGCTCTGGCCGGCGACGTTCCTGGCTTTACCAATGCGAGGGTCACCTCATCGGAAGTCTCATCCGTTAGAGGGTGTAGGTAGGTAAGGCCTTTGTCGTAGTCTTGCATCACCTTCGACACCCGGATCTGATTGTCCGTGCCAACATAGCCGATGTCTTTGCGCCGCGGGTGCCAAAGATGCGAGATAATGATGCCGCGCTGGAACACGTCGATACCATAGAGCGCGTAGTAGGCGCGGAACCCTTCGTAAGATTGGATCGAGTTGATTTTGGTGTTCTTGTAATAGTCACGCGTCCTCGGTCCCCGGTGATTGTAGGAGACCAACCGGTGCATCAGCTCGAAATCTTCCGCTCCGTGACCCGTGAAACTCCGATCATGGCCGCCAATTGCAAGGAGATGATACCTATTGGCGACGATCGCTGAGATTGCGTATGTGTTGTGCGTGAAGACGGCCTTGTCGTTGCGCATTACGCCGTCATGGGTCAACAGGTCGCCATAGAGGGCGTCTCCCGACGCATGCAGCGAAAGGTAACGCTCGGTAAATTCTTCGGTCAGGTAAGCCCCTGGAATGGCGAAGAACTGATAGGCGTTCTCCGGCATGCCCCGAAGTCGTGCTTCGTATACTACCCGCTCATAATTTTCTTTCGATAGCAGGAAGTCGATGTCGTGATAAACGACCAGTGGAGTGGTGGCATGCTGCGTGCCGATATCTCGCGCATGGCCGATACTGAAAGGCCGATCCGACGTCTCGACGCGAACAATCTTGGTGTTCGTTTGATGGGCAATTGATGCCAGTTCCCCCTTGCGCTCATCACCGGTTCCGTAGTCAATGATCAGTGGCTCATATGATTTTGGGAGGGTTTCCAGGATGCGCCAAATGCGCTGCGGCTCGTCGTAAAGTTGATTTTTTGAAAGCCGAACGGGAATAATTGCTGTAATGAGCGGGCTCTCAAAATCCATCATGGATACCTTCCCTTGGAACATTCCTGTCGATATGATCCCACTGCAGTTAGCAATTGGAGCATGTGATGGGAAGTCCGAATAGCACCCTTAGGCCGGAATTCGTCGAGCATCTTGGGGTGAAGATCTCGGTGCCTGAAGCGGCTGTATCGGATACCGTATTGAAATTTATGCGCGAAGGCCGATATGAATCCCGGGAGGGGAAGGTCTTAAATCAGATAATTGAGGACGGTGACAGAATATTGGAGCTCGGAGGCGGCCTAGGGTTTATTTCCACAATCGCCGCTCAGAACAAGAAGACTGCGGCAGTTCGGACCTACGAGGCCAACCCGGATCTTGCTCCCATCATCGAGGCGACGCATCGCTTGAATGGCGTCTCGAATGTCGAAGTTAAAACGGGCGTTCTGATGCGAGATTCGGAACAAGAGAGTATTCCCTTCTATGTGAGGAAAGATTTTTGGGGGTCTTCTCTTTCTCGAAAAGAAGGAGAGACCAACGTTAAGGAAGTAATGGTTCCCGTCTTCGACCTTTATGATGTTGTTCGAGAGTTCAGGCCATCAATGATAGTCTGCGACATAGAGGGCGGGGAAGCTCATGTGTTTGACGGGATGCCGCTCCGGACCGTGAAAAAGGTCCTTATTGAATTGCATCAGGGTGTCATCGGGGCGACAGGCATAAAAGCGGTATTCGAGGGCTTCTCGAGATCTGGCTTCTACTATGATCAGAATTACTCCATGGGTGGAGTTGTCCTTTTCAGGAAGCTGTAGGCAACGTCATGCCTCGCTATACAGCGCTAGAGCTGAATCCCAACTTCGAGCCATTGGATTTGACACTCTCTAGATCCCTTTGGACGCCCGGTCAGACCTTTGCCGAGTACGTCAGTGCGAGGAGTAAAGTCAACCTGAGAGTGGCGTTCAAACAGGTCGAGATATTGCGGATCGTCGATGATCTGTCGGTGCTAGATAAAGAGAGCACGCCCAGTGAAGGGATAGATAGGCATCACTTCGCATATACGGTGGTTGGATCGGCATTCTGGGACGCTAACGCAGACACGATAGCCGACAGCGTTGATCCATTGACCCAATATCGGTTCATCACAGGAAATTCGTGTGTCGATGTCATCGCAAGCACGTCACCCCATTTCGGGATTATGGGCGTCGCGTATTAACAGACTTTTATTCGGGTTCGGAGAGATAGTATTGTTCGGTCCGATCAGACAGGCCGAGTTCCCAAGTCACACCCGTCTTAACCACCCGAGCCGGATTTCCTGCAGCGATGCAGTTCGATCCTATGCTCTTCGTAACCACGCCGCCAGCACCGACCGCCGAAGCATTCCCGATGGTCACTCCCTTGAGTACGATCGCCCGATCGGCAATCCAAACATGATTGCCAATCGCTATTGATTTCGAGTGATTGATGCGTTCACGGGTGTAGGCATCATAGATGGGATGACCGTCTGCAGTTCTTATGACAATATCCGAGCCAAACAGGCAATCATCTCCAATTTCGACGGAAGTTGATTCCACCGCGCGGATGATAAGATTTCCGGTCACATTGAGCCCATGCCCGATATGAACTCGGCTGTTATACCCTACGGTGATCTTACCGCTAATTCTGCATCGATCACCGATCGTCAGCTTTGAGTTCCGCCCAACCTCGATCTGGCAGTGTGGCAGCGACACGTCCTGCCCCACTTCAATGCGTGCCCCGGTCTCCTTCAGGACCAATGAACTGGAAGGGAATCTCACCTTCCCTCTCACCTTGATGGTGTTGTTCCCATCATCTCGATAGTCACGAAGTTCTGTAACTTGAATTGGCATGCACGCCCCCGTGTTCATGTGGGCCCAATACTACGGAAACAGCTTCCTCGCAATTCACCGCCCTTGCCCAACATCTGTCAAAGGAATGGCGAAAGCCGCTTTCTGCTGACCTAATTTCGAAGGAAATCGTTATGAGCGTCATCAGTGCCGCGCAGACCCGCGCGGCTGCAAAATCGCGTGTCAACGAAGCCAACATGAACTCGGTCCTCGTCGCGCTCGACAAGTTCGGGATAGAGCTTGGAATGAATCGGCCGCATCGCGTGGCGCACTACTTTGCGCAGCTGATGCACGAGAGCGGCGCCTTTCGCTTCGATCAGGAGGTTTGGGGACCGACGCCGGCGCAGGTGCGTTATGACACCCGCACCGATCTCGGTAACACGCCGGAAGCGGATGGCGACGGTTACCTCTATCGCGGCCGTGCCGGCGTTCAGATCACGGGCAAGGCCAATTATGCGGCCTTCCGCGATTGGTGCCGGGCGAAGGGCTTCAATCCGCCTGATTTCGTGGCGCAACCGGATCTCGTCAACACCGATCCGTGGGAAGGCCTTGCGCCGCTCTGGTATTGGTCGACGCGAAACCTGAACGCCTATGCCGATCGCAACGACATCGAGACGATCACCAAGAAGATCAATGGCGGCAAGAACGGGCTCGCCGACCGGATCGACTATTACGGTCGCATTGCCCTCGTCATGCTCGGCTACCAGCCTACGGAAGCGGACATCCGGCGCTATCAGTCCGAGCGAGGCCTCGGCGTCGACGGGGACGTCGGTCCGAGGACCAGAGCGGCTTTGCACGAGGATCTGCTCGCCATGTCCGGAGCGTCGGTTAAGATGGCGGCCTTCTCGTCATCGCCGGTTATCGAAGAAAAGGCCGTCGTGCCGGTCGCCGTCGAGACGCAGGTCAAGCGCAGATTCAACATCTTCGGCCTCTTTGGTGGCGGCGGATCGTTCGGCGGGCTTGGCATCGCAGCGCTTGCGGGTCTCGATTGGAGGGTCGTCGCGGTCGTCGCCGGCGTCGTACTTGTCGCGGCCATCCTCTTCCTCCTCCTGCAGAACGCGGTCGTCTCGGCGATCGGCAAGATCCGGGCGGCGGTTGAGCCATGATCACCGACAAGATCAGCATGGCGATCGGTGGGGCCGGCGGGCTCGCCCTCGGCTTCGCCATCTTCACCACCATCAACGCCGTGTGGTGGCTTCCGGCCGCCAAGGGCGAGGCGCGCGCCGTCGAGCGCGCCACCATGCAGGCAGCAACCGATAAGGCCGTAGGAGAGCTATCCAATGAAGCTGACAAGGCTCGCTTTAACCGTCGTATGTGCCGTGAGCGCGGTGGCGTGTACCTCAACTCAACAGGTCAGTGCCTCGAAGGAGCAACTGTCCCGCACAGCTAGGGCGATCGTTGGCACGTCTCTGATCGGTGTGCGAGGCGCGACTCCGGATGACCAGGAGGCGATCGATGACACGGTCGCTGGGGTCTGTGGGGCGGGCGTATGGACGCGGGGGGAGTGCCTGGCGCATGACCAGAAGGTCAGCGGAGTGCCATACAAAAAATAAGTGCTCTCAATTAGATCCACAAAGAAATCAAGATCGCGGACAGTAGTACAACGCTGATGTACTGCATCCGTAAAATCCGACCTTCCGCCTCAGACCGGGGTGTAGATGGTTCGACTAGCGCGCCATCCTCGTCGTCGTCTTGTTCTCTGTCGTCGACGTATTGGTTCTCGTACATGGGAATTTACCTTGGCGCACTGAGGTTATTCCTATTGGCCAACGCCCAGGCACGCAAGTAAAACTTTGGAAGTAGATCTCTGTCAGTGAATCTTCTTCTGGCTGACGTGCGTGACCGGAACACCTTCGACATATCCGGAGGCTTGTCCCAGATGAGCGCGGAGCATTGGAGGCAAGGCATGCCGGCGGCGCCACAGCCGCATTCATGGGTCCCGCTCCATGGTTTCGTTGGGTGAGCCTCGCAAACCCAGCCCGTATCCCTGCAAGACATGCATTTGCTCATTCAACCTCCTCGTGGCTGCTGAACAGTGGGCTCGCGCCTGTCCGCCCTAGCGCGAGCCCATGAACCCGTTACGAGATCAGGGTCCAAACGCCGGCCGCTCAACCGTTTTTCTTGTTCGAGTTGCCGACACCCTGCGAAAGCCGAGATACCCTTTTTCGCGCAAGCGACCATAGCTCCTTCGGCATAGATCATCTGAAAGGCCTCCAATTGCTACCAGACGAAACCGTGATCAGCGCCAGCAAGAGCTTTATCGACGTCGGAGTCGTCGGCACGGTGGCGCTGCTTGCCATCGTGGCGCTGTACCTGATCACCAAGAAGCTCTTCTCGGTTCAAGATCAGCTCCTGGCAGCAGTCGAGTCCCACAAGAACGATGCCGTCAAATGGGCCGGCATGACCGAGATCCTGAAAAACCAGATGGAAGATCAGGCCGACCTCATGAAAGCGACGATCGAGATTGTTCGTGAAAGGGGGAAGGCATGA